AGCACCACCTCCACCACCTGCGGAAGTTATACTTGAAAATATTGTACTTGAACCTTGAACACCAATATTTTGATTAGCTGGAGCACCTGCTCCTCCTGCACCAATTGTAATTGGGTATCCTGTTGCTGAAACTGGTAATCCTGTTGTAGCTAAAGGCGATGCTGTGTGAGTACAAAAAGTTGATTTACCCTCTCTAAAACCACCTGCACCACCTCCTCCTCCTGAAGCATAGTTACCATTAGGTAAATTTGTTGTACCACCACCTCCACCACCTGCTACAACCATATAAGAAACTGTGTTTGAACCAGCAGAATTTCCTGCACAAGAAACTGTAAAAGTACCTGGACCAGTAAATTTAGCAACTTTAAAATTTGTATCTACTGTCGTTAAGGTATTACCACTTCCTGAAACTGAAGCTGATATATATGCAGCTGTTATTCCACTGGTTGCATATTCATTACTTTGTACTGATCTCCAACCAATTGTGCCATCAATATAAACAAAAGTTATTCCTAAACCCTCTGTTGATAATGTAACAGGAGCACCTGCATCTCCACCATTAATTTTTTCTGATCCATTAGCATCAACAATTAAATTATTATTATCAAATGTGTTGTTATAATCTTGTACTGAAACGATAGATCCAGCACTCCCTGCTGGTAAATTAACTGTGAATCCACCACTTGTTGTATTACAAAAATATCCTTTTCCATTTTCAGCAGTAAAAGTTGATGTTTTAATATCTCCTGTTTGCCAATCAACTGTTCCTGTACGACCGAAACCTGATTGAGTAGCACCTGTACCTAATGTAACTGCTGTTCCAGAACCACCTAAAGTCAATGTAGAACCTGATGCTTTTACTATTTCATTTACTTCTATCTTACTCATACTATTACAACTGTTGCCCCTGATTCAATTGTCATTGTTGATGTTACAGTTAAAGGACCAGCAAAAACTGCATTACTAGAACCCTCTATAAATATATCTCTTTTTAAATCTTTTTTATGATAATTATCTACATTATCTTTTCCAGGTGATTGACCTACATAAAGAATATAATCTTTTTCTTCCATTGTAACTCCTATGTTACATCAGTCAATAGACCCATCACTATATCAATATTTCCTGATGAATCACTTGATGTTGCTTTTAATTTATAACCTGTACCTAAAACAAATTTACCTTTTAAAATTTCTATTTTAGAATTTGGTGGAATTGATACTGCATTTACAATAACAAAATCATTTGAACCATCATTCATTTTGACAGTTAAAGTAAGTGCTGTTGTAGTTTTATTAGCGGCAGTAAAACCAATTAAAATTTGTTTATTAGATGTAGTTGTAATTATATCAGTTTCTGAATTATTTGATAATGTTACTTCTGTTGATAGAAAGTTATTTGCCATTTATTTATCCTCCTAAAGCTATTGCAAAAGGGATTGAGTTTGGATCACTTTCACCCTCAATTGTGACTGTTGATGGTATAGAAGCTGTATTTGAATTTGTTGCTACTTCAAAAACAGATACAAAAGCTGTACCATTATAATATTTGAAAATAATTTTATTAGTTGTATTTGTATCAGCGAATATCATCCCTGAGTACTTTGTACTTGGTTCACTTGTACCACTATTATTAGTTACTGTTGCAGAAAACGCATTATTCATGTCGCTTCTAAAACTTGGAAAGCCTTGGTTCGCTATAATGTAATCGTGTTGTGCCATAATAAATCCTTAACCACCAACACCATAAAATTCATATATCATTTAAAATCTACTCCTGCAATCATTTTATACACCTTTGGCCACATAATCGAAAGTTCTTGAAACCCCTGTTCCGCCACTATTAGTAAAAGCAATGTTAAAGCCTGTTTTTGACTTGCTTGTTATCGCATATCTGTCTCCTGAAGCCATATCTTGAACTGACAAAGTAATAGCAATAGAATTAAGTAAATTGAATGCTTTTGAATAAGTAATTGATTTAGTTCCTGTTCCTGAAACAACATCATTTTCTGAAACTGTAAATGCCTCTAGCTGTAAAGTTACACCAACTGCTGTTACTATTGGAGTTGCTGTATTATTATCAGACTGCATCAAGACTCTAAATTTGAAAAATCTACCTGTATAATCACCAATTGTAAAATCTTGAAAAGTAGAAAAAGTGACATTATCATCAGATACAGCTATTTGTAGCTCAGATGAACATTGTGTGTTAGCATCACCATCAAAGTTAGATGGTTGGTCATCAAAATCACCAGACACAAAGTCAAATATTCTAGATCTATCTGTTACTTGCTGAGTAAGTGTAGCTGTTATTTGTGTTGTTACAATTGCACCAGCATCAACTGTTTGCGCAAACTCATAAGTACCTGATGATTTTACAGTAGCATTTTCACCACCATCAAAAAGTGTAGAAGTAATTGAATCAAAATTGCCTGTTACATCATCAAATAATTGATTACCTTTTAATACTAAACAAGGTGTATTATCATCACCAATAGTAGTTTTAACAACATCTGTTTTTGTTCCATCAAAATTTGGGTTTTCAGTTTGTGTAAGTAAATTAGTAAACTCACCAATAGTTGTTACTTGTGTCACTACACTACTAGCATTAATTGATACATTACCTAATTTATCTACAGCTTTTATTAAGTATGTCCCTGTTTTAGCAGGTACAACAATAGATGTTCCTGGTCTTGATAGTTTTTTAACTAATACTATTGAGTTTTGCCACTCAGCTCCGGTAGTAAGTGGACTAAAATTTATTCTATAATGCGACAAATCAAGGTCAGGTACAGGGTCAAAACTTAAATGTGCTTCTTTACCTATTATGTTACAAGCAAAATTTTCTACATCAGATGGTGGTGCTATTTGTCCTATAATAGTTCTATTAGCTGTAATAGAAGATGATTTTACTCCAAAAATATTTACACCTCTTACCCTTACCTGATATTGCGCTTTGTCTATTACATTTAAAAACTCATATTTAGTTCTCGTTCCTCTACCAATTAACTTAAAATCATCACTTACAGAATTACCATCTGCATCTGTTAATTGTTTGACTTCTACTTCAAATATTTCTGTGAAGTTGTCTGTTGGAGCTGTAAAATTGATTACTAACTTTACGATTACAGTTCCATCGTTATATTGTACTAATTCATCTGTTAATGTTAGTGCAGTTGGTGCAGCAACTGTTGTTGCGCTTGGTAAATTTGTAGCTTTACCACTTGAGATTGTAGAGTAATCACTTGTGCTAAAATCATATACTGCACTTGCAGTTTCTCTAAACTCTGCATTAATTAAAGGTACAGGAGCTTCATTTCCACCATCCATTGCAAAAGACCAACCTGTTACTTCAAAAGTTTTATTTGTAAAACCTAATCTTGAGTTTGTTATTTGTACTGTGTCACCAATATCTAATTGAAAAGCATCTAAGTTAAATGTAGCTGTAAAACTTATTTGTTGTCTTGCTTTTAATAATTGTATTTTTGCTAGTCTTTGTACAGTTGTAGAAGATGTTGTCATAGGAAAGTCAAACTCACCAAATATTCTTTCTGAGTTATCTTCAGTTTCAAAAGTTGAATTTGTAAGTATAGGATAATCTTCTGGCTGATAAAAATTTGCAGGTTCAGAATAAACTCCTCTAACTGCATTAAACAATTCTTTTTTTGATATTCTTGTATTTAAAGTAATACCTGACCTAATATGATTTTCATTAAGAGTAACACTTGGTGTTTCAAAAACAGCAGGGCGCAGTTTAAAAGCACCATTTGAGTAAACCAAATGTCCTGCCATTGTTGTAAGCATATTTTGTAAAATGACTTTAGGTGATTTATCTAATGTAAAAGTCCCATTTATCGTAAATCTATCTTCAGTACCACTTGTTAAAGAAACATCTTCATCGCAAGTATTAGCTACTGCAGAAAAATTAGTATCATTTATTTCAGCAGTCTCTGCACCTAGACCATAATCTGAGTTTGTTAAATAATCACGAATACATAATGCAGGGTTTCTACTATAGGCAGTACCACTTGTTCTTGGATCAAAAACTTTTTTACCTTCAACTTCTACAGTTATGTTTGGCACACCATTTGGATAAACATCTGAGTCAAAATTTAATCTTATATACCCATAAGCTATACCTCTAAGTCTGTGATTTGTAGTCCATTGTGTTATTTCAGATACAAGGTCTGCATCAGCCACTTGTGCATCAGTACCTAAATGTTTTTTGAATCTTAATTTTCCCTCATATTGATTACCTGATGATGGAAATAATCTTGCTATACCATCGCTATCAGCACCATCTTGTGTAAGTGGTACTTCATTTTCATTTAAAAAAAGTTTTGTAATATCGTTTATTTCATGTCCTGCTATTGTAAATATTATATGTAAAAAATCATTTGTTGAGCCTGTAGCTTCTGCATAAACCATAACTCCACCAACTCTTGTTTTTCCATAAATAACTCTATGCGGTGCTAGTCCTGATTTTGCAGTAACCATTGTTCCTTGTTGTAAGTTTGTACCAATGTTAGGTAAATCTACTTCAGGAGCTAATTTTTTATTTACCGCACTTAAAACCATTTGAGTTCCTGCAGATATTAAAAATGTTCCTATTAGTCCCTGCGTTCCTGCAGTAAATGCACCTCTAGTAACAAAACCACCTACAGCTTTAGCAGCAGTAGTTGAGCCTATTGCAGGTATTGCAGCAAATCCTGTAGCTATAGCTCCTACAATAATTGCAGTTTTGACTGTTTTACTTCCCATTAATCTATCCTCCAGGCAATATCACATTTATTTGTTGGTTTTGTTTCTTGACCATTTTTTGTTTTAAATACTGATTTTTCACCAATACACACACCCATCGTTCCACCAAGCTCCTCATTTGTTTTTAAAAAAACAATATCACCTCTTCTTGCTAGTGTAGTGTTTACTTCTTCAAAATTATTTTCTTTTGCAATATCTTTAGCTATATCTAGTAAATCTTTTTTATTAAGTTCATTAAGAATTTTTTTTGCTTCCTTGATTGATTTGTATTCTCTTTTAAAAACCTTTTTTTCTGTAATTACCTCGATAGCACCTAATATAAAATTTACACAATCAGTTTTACCACGCACAAATTTTTTATCTTGTTGCGATACAATATAATTCGATAGTTTTGTGTCCCAATTATCTATTCTCATTATGATGTCTTTTTACCCCATATTATTTCTTTATCTTGCAAATCTGTTACAAATTCAAAACCTAAGTCGCCTGTAAATCTTTCTTGTTGGTCTTCATGCGTATATCTTCTGTTTTTAGGTCTTTCTAATTGTATCAATCTACTTTCGCAGTTTAATGTTATTGTTGAGGACTCTGGTCCCTCATCTATTTTCATTATATCCATTTTACCTCTAAAAAGTGTATAAACATCTGCAACTACAGCTTTGTTTGTATCAAAAGCACCAAAATATATACTTGCATTTCTATTTGTATAATTTGCAGTCAAAGCAGTTGATATAAAACTTGATTTTATACCTGTTAAAGATAAAGCCACACCTACAGCTTCTACTTGGTCGCTTTCACTTACAGCACTTACATTTATTAAATCACCAAGTCCTGTAAATGTTTTTGATGAACCACCTGCAGTACAAGTCAAATCACCATAGCCATTCCAAAATAGCAATGTGCCTGTACTAAAAGCTAATTCTACAGCTAAAAAAGGTCTTAATACTTCAGCTTTTAGTGCATTATTAAATGCAGTTGTTATTGATCGTGCCATAATTTACCCCAATATAAATTAATAAAAAAATTAAAATAAAAATGTAAAATAGCTCATCTTTTTTATTCATGTATTTTTAATATTTTTTTTCTACCTTGATAAATCTCTGTAGTGGCTTTTACTTTTTTGCAAGAAAATTGTACTCTATCTGGTCGTACTTCTCTCTCAGCTATCCTTTTTGACTTCAAGCAATCACTCATTTTTTCTTTATAAGTGTGCTCAATCATTGACCCATTTAACATCATTATCAAAGCTACAACTATCTCTGTCATTTCCAACCTGTTAATTTTAAGATTAATTTTTCTATTCTATTTACTAATCTTTTTAAAAATTTTTTAATATTTTTTTTCATAATATTTTTCCTTTGTTTATTCCTTCTTTTATCATATAACGATGTGAGCCATAAGCATTTATATTGACTTCTTTTTTGTTTTTATTTAATATTTTTGTCAATTTTTTTTTCTTATTATTTTTAATAAAATCGATTACTTTTCTAGTAAGTCTTTCCATTTGCTCTTACCTTATCTTTTAAAATTTCTATTGCCTCTGTAAGTTTATCTACATCTTTCATTAATCTCTCTATGTTTACTTTATTGTGCATCATTTCATCAACTCTTGTTGTGAGCTTTTCAATTTCAACAATACTATCTTCAATTAATAAAAATTGCTCAGAATCTGCAGGCAAAGAACCCATTTCACCTCTAGGCCATTTTATTCTAAACTCTGTATTTTTTTGAAGATCACTTTCCATTAATTTAAGTTTAGTGGAGTGAACATTTAATGTTTCTACAATTCCAAAATATGCCCAAACACCTACAGCTACCGCAACAACAATACTAATTAAGTTTCTCAATGGAAGCTGTACATTTGTGTTCTCACTTACTTTAAATTTACTCATTTTCTTTTTCTCCTACCCATATAATGATCGCCTGGTTCATAATTCCATTTTTTGCCATGATGACCTCTAATATCACAATATAACATTCTAAGTTTTACTAAAATTTTTCTCAAACTTCTTGGCATTATAGTGCCTCTGTTGCTGACAAACTTATGCCATATTTACTTACTTGGTCAGTATCCCAAGATGTTTCATTTGTGTCGAGTCTCATCAAAGTTTTAGTATTTGTATAAACTACAGTTGCATCATCTGCTATTGTTTCAATTCCTTGTCTTAATGCAGGTTCAATTCTAACATTTGCTTCACCTGAACCATTTGAGGTTACATCTTCAGTAACCATATATAAAAATGAGTTTATTTGTATGTAATCACCTGCTTTAAAAACATTGCTAGTGCTATTTGCAAAACCATCTAGAGCTACTTGGTTTCCTGTTTGACTAGCTCCATTGACTCTGATTGTCCCTGTAGCTACACCTTGTATTGTTTTTCTATCTTGGTCGCCAATACTAAATGTACCTCTTCTACCTCTAAGCTGTAATAAAAAAGCTATTATAACTGCTGCTTTATCTTTAAGCATAGGTGGAAATGCAATTTGAGTTGTCCAAAACTCCCCCTCGTGTTGTACTACTTGGTCTTGGCCTGTAAAAGGTGAGCTAGATACTGCAACTGTTCTTACAAGTGAAAATTTTTGTGTTCTTACTCCAGATACTGTAGGAAATGTAAGTGGGTATGATGGTGTAAATACTGCCATAGTTATCCTCCAAATGCTTTTGCAAATTTACCACCTCTCACTTTTGCGTCTGCTACTGCAGATATAGTAGATTGTTGAATACTTGGCAATAGATTAGCAATTTCACTTCTTACTGTGTTTGTAACACCTAAAGCAAAGTTTAAATTTTGTGTAATATTTATATCAGCTCCTGCTCCCTTAAACATGGATGCTGAGTCTGCATTATTTTTAATTACTCCTGC